AAACCCAATCAAATACTTCATCTGAAGCTGTAGCTACGTTTAATTTACCATTTTACGGAGAAATGCCAATACCTGCACCTGAGGTTATTGCATCATCTGTAATTGCTGCTGGTACTGCATCAGTAGCAAGTGTGGTAGGTGGAATCGCTATGCAATCAGTATTAGCTTTTATAAAAAAAACATTCAAGAAAATTTTTACTAAAGTTCTTAAAAAGGAAATTGCTAATCAGCAGAAAAAAGATCAGAATTAGCTTTTACATAACTTCGTATATTGATTACATCACTGCAAATATATGCGAACTTAGAGTCAGGATTTATCATGTAGCCTGATGCGTGAAGCTGACTACATTTCAAGGCACGAACTAGCTGTTTATCATGCACTTGCTTGTTTAGTTCTTCTTTGGCTTGGTCTAGCTTTACTTTGGATAGTTCGATACAAGTTTGATTATCTCCTAATGGGATCATAAAGCTTAGTTGTATTCCCCAGCCCTGATTTATACTATATGTAGGCTTTTCTGGATTAGGATTTTCTGCTTCGTTGCCTGTATAAAAAGGTGTAACTGCCATTGTAGGCTGACTGCATAAGACATTACCAAACTGCTGTTTGCCTGTCATGCCGTTATTAATATTCATATTTTGATTAATTATTAATGAATTT